CGAAACTTGCGGTGGGGAGTCCGCCACGTGCGAGGAGACTTGCGGCGAGATGTGTGGCGAGAGCTGCCCCGAGGGTTGCACTGAATTGTGTGCCGAGTTCTCCTGCGAGGAGACTTGCGCCGAGGTGTGCGAGGAGTCATGCGCAGAGGACTGCGCAGAGCACTGCGGAGAGTCGTGTACGGAAACCTGCCAAGAGACTTGCAGCGAGACCTGCGGCGAAGATTGCGAAGAGAAGTGCGCCGAACGATGCGTGGAAGGCAATGCGGAAAGCGATGTAGTGCCTAACAGCGGGTGGCAACTGGCCGACCCGACATACAACCAGCTCGGATTCGATTGAGGAGAACCATTATGGCCAGCGCCGGTAAAGCGACGGTCACTGCCGAGGAAGAAACCCAACTGTTCACTGGCGCCTGTGCCGCATTTTATGTGGGCGTGCCAGCCACATCGGCCAATGGCGTGCTCGTGCGCATTCCGAAATTGCACGAGAGCACCGACTGGTTTCCCATCCCCGTGGGCGGTGGGATGGTGTTCCGCGTAGCCTTCAGAGGCATCCAGGCCGTCTACGCCAAGGGCGATGAGGGCAGCGCTCTGGTGAACTACGGCGTGGTGGCGATCCACCCAACCGTCAAGACTGCGGGATAATGACATGGCAACGGTTGACGAATCACTATCGCAGGGCGACGCACCGGACATAACACAGCGGCTCATTGACGAGCAAGAGACATACCGCCGCGCCACGCTCGTGGAGAAAGCCGAGAAGCTCCGCCGCCTGGACGAGGAGTTTGCGCTCTGGGATGATCTGCTTACGCTCTCGGACGCCTTTACGTTCGACCGCGAGGACGGCAAACTCACACCCGGGCCGCGGATGCAATTCTACGGCTTTGCAGCGGCCTTCAATATGGGGCTGATCCGGCCCAGCGCAACCGCTTGCGCATACATCACGCTTCAGCAGTTGCGCATCATCCGGGCCTTCTCTCGCGCCTTCTGCTTGCTCAATCCGTACTGGTGGGCCATTGAGCACAACCGAAAAACGTATGTCATCGGCGACGGGCACCAGTACGCTTTCGATGCCCAGAAAGGAAAGGTTGTCTCCGATTCGGAAATCGCCGACGTGGAACGGATTGTCAAGCGGACATGCGACTGGAATGAGTGGCCGCTTTTGCAGGCTGAAATGCAGCGGCGCGCCGACAGGGATGGCGAGTGGTTCCTCCAGATTGAGACCGACACGAACGAGGAGGGCAAGCGGGTCCTCGATCTGTCGTTCATCGAGCCGCTGTTGGTTTGGGACCCGCCCGAGAAGAGCGCCGCGCAAGATGTGTGGTTCGGCTGTCAGTTCCGCAAAAACAAATACAAGCGGGCCATCGGTTACTACATTCGTCCCACCGACTATCTTGGCGGCACGAACGGAATTGACACGGCGGCGTGGCGACAAATGCACACACGCAAGGAAATCCTCCATCGCAAGTACAACGTGGACATCAGTAGTCCGCGCGGAATCCCGACGACCTACTCAATCTTCCCGCGATTGGATCAGGGGCTAAAGACGCTCACCTCGATGGGACGGTTGGTGGACTTCCGCGCCAAAATCGGCTTGATCCGCCGGCACCTGAACGCCACGCTCTCCAGTGTGAATGCCTACCTCGGCCAGAAGCGCGGCGACAATAGCAGCGCCGCCGGCCCGATGCGCAATTTGGAGATGCTGCCGTATGGGGCGGTCATCGACACGAACGATGCGACGCAGTACGACTTTCCGACGCAGAACTTGGAAGTGGACAAGATGATGTGGGCGGTGCGCGGAGAGTTGCAGTGTGCTGCGGCGGCCACCGGCCTGCTGGACGCGATGATTAGCGCGGACAACAGCCAGAATAGTTTCGCGAGCGGCATGATTTCCGAGGGCCCGGTTGACAAGACGATGCGATACCTCCAAGGCGAGGTGAAGCGCAATAGCCACCTGATCCTGGTGCGAGCGATTCAGTTGGCCATTGAAGACGACGAACTGCCGGGCGACATTCTGGAGCGGTTGAAAATTGAGCACATCGCGCCGTTGGTGATCGCTCGGAATCGGATTCAGGAGGTGCAAGCCGACCAACTATTGGTGCAATCCAAGGCCATGTCGCCCCAGACAATGGGCTTGCGTCACAACGTCGATCCCAATGTCGAAATTCCGAAGATCAAGCAACACGAGAAGGACTTTCCGCCTCTCGACACCAAGGCCGCTGGCGGCCCGGTCGGCAACCGTCAGATGGCTGGACGGCAGAAGGTGACAGCCAGGCCGTTCCGGGCGGACGATGAGCCGGCGCCGCGAGCACATCCCCAGCGGTCGCAGGAAGGTCTAGAGGAGGCCGCCGATAGCCACTACTCCCAGGATAAGCCGGCTGGGGAAGACTGGGCCATGGTTGCCAAGATACTGCCCGATGGCTGGGCCGAGAGGACCAAGGGCGAGATCCTCGCGCTGGCTACCGAAAATCTCGCGGCTGCCGAGTACGCACCCGGTGCGCAGGGCTATTATATGGGCGACGTGGACGGCCAGCAGGTGTGGTCCGTTGACATGACGACATTCCGCGTGCAGTACGGCATCGCTGACATTCTGGTTGCGGGCAACAGTGCGCTTTACGACTGGATTCCCGCCGATCGGATCTACGTGGACCGAGACTTCAAGCCGCAAGCCAAAGGTCATTGCATCTACCACGAAGCAATCGAGGCCCGCCTGATGTCCTTCGGCTGGGCCTACGCCCGAGCGCACCGTATGGCGGGCGCGATGGAACTGGAGTGGCTCTTGGATGACTTGCGTCCCGAACTCGCGGACCTAAAACCGAAAGAGTAACCTATGCTCGTCGTTTGAGTACTGAGCGGTGTTGCTGGTGCTCGGCGTGGCTTGGCACTGGCTTATGTCACTTTCCAACTGAAAGGGAGTTCGCTATGCGATGCGTTGTGTTGATCGCGCTTCTGTTGGTCTCGTGCCCGTCGTGGGGTGCCGAGCAGCCGAAAACACCAGCGCTTCCTCCCGCCGATTCCGTTGCTGAGTTTCTGCAAGAAATCAGCGTGACGCTCAAGTGCAACGACGGCCAGGGTAGCGGGACGATGGTGGTCGTTCCCGTCAATGGCAAGGATCGCACGTTCATCTGGACCGCCTATCACGTCATCGCCGACTTGCGTGCAGTCAAAGAGGTCATTACTCCGGATGGTACGAAACGGCAGGCCGTCACCTTCCGTGAACCGGAGATCGTGCAAGAAGAGATTGAGGACGGTGCGCGAGTCGGCGAGCGCAAGATGCTGACCCGCGTTGTCACCTGTTCGGAGAAGGAGGACTTGGCGCTTCTGGAGGTGCGCAAGCAAGGCTTCGCCCGTGCCTCGGCGGTGTTCTATCTTGACAAGGCCGTTCCCAAGGTCGGTTCTGATCTGTGGGCTTGCGGTAGCCCTGGTGGCCAGGAAATCGGGGCCAATTCCGTCACTACGGGCGTCATCTCGCAGATCGGTCGGCGCTTTCCAGAGTACCCTGGAGAGTTCGATCAGGTGTCCTGCCAGGGATTGCCGGGGAGTAGCGGATGCGGTGTCTATCTGCGGGACGGCCGATTCATCGGTATGCTAACGATGGGCATTCGCGGTTCCGATTCGTTTCACTACATCGTACCGCTGCGGCGCATCAAGGCGTGGGCCGAGAAGATGCACGTCGGCTGGGCGCTCGGCATTGGTCTTCCGCCAACCCAAGCGGATCTGGACAAGATTCCCATCGAGGACAGCGGCACCATGTTCAAGTCCACGTCCGCCAAGACGCATGGGGGAACCGTGCCGGCGGTTAAGTTTTGTATCGAGCGTGAGCCGCTCCGGTAGTGATTTCCCACAAGAGGCTTTACGAATGGCGAGTAAACCACCCCCGATCTCAACCGAGATGCACAACGAGGCCGTACTCACGCGGATCGGCCGCATCGTCTCCGAGGAACACGACCGGCTGGAGCAGGGCAAGGAACATGGCGAGTTGCATGTCGAAGTCCAGTTCGATGAGGGACGAGCCGCGCGCACGGGAAAGGTCCACACGATTCGCGAGGTAGATCGGGCGGATATGCAGACGACTCTGCGAGACGAATTCTCCAGGTTGGAGAAGAACCGCGACTTCGGAGAATTGCACATCACTGTTCAGTTCGACGAAGGGCGATCGTTGCGCACCAGTCGGGTCCACACAATTCGCCACATCAAGATAGCGTGACGGTCCATGAGAGATATTGCCTTCATTCGCGAACGCATCCTCAACATCAGCCGCCGGCACGGGCTGACGCATCTCGGCTCGTGCATGTCCTGCCTGCCGATTCTGGTGAACATCTACACCCGCGAGCCGAACGCCGTGGTGATCCTATCCAATGGGCACGCCGGATTGGCGCTTTATTGCGTACTGGAGGAAGTCTTCGGCCACGACGCCGAGGAATTGCTGGAACGGCACGGCATTCATCCATGCTACGATCCCGAACACCATATTTACTGTTCCACCGGGAGTTTGGGCATGGGGCTTGCCGTGGCCGCCGGGTACGCGATGGCCGGAAAGCGAGTCCACTGCGTCATCTCGGATGGGGAGTGCGCGGAGGGCATCGTCTGGGAAGTGCTGGCCTTCCTGGGCGATCACCCGAGCCTTCCGATCCTGGTCCACGTCAACGCCAACGGCTGGAGCGCCTATCGGCGAGTGGATCTTCCGCTCTTGCGGCGACGGCTGGCGGCCTTCGCTTCAGTGGATTTGCGCGAGACGACTAACGCCCCGCTCCCTGACAACCTTTCCGCCCACTACATGAAGCTATGCGACGAACCTTCGCCCGCATCCTGATCCAACAGATGACCGAGCGGCCCGAGATGCACGCGCTCGTCGGCGACGTGGGTTATGGGATGTTCGATGCCATTGCCCATCGCTACCCAGAGCGGTTCTGGAATGTTGGGGCCGCCGAGCAGGCGATGGTCGGCATGGGCGTCGGGTTGGCTCTGGCCGGAAAGTTGCCGATCTGCTACACGATCACGCCGTTCCTGTTGCTCCGTCCCTTCGAGTTGATCCGCAATTATCTGAACAACGACAAGGTGCCCGTGGTGCTGGTGGGCTCAGGACGGGACAAGGACTACAACCACGATGGGCCGACGCACTGGTGCGAAGAGGACCGGGCGCTCTTGGCCCTATTGCCGAATATCCACGCGTGGTGGCCTGCGAATGCACACGAATTGCAGGAATGCCTTCCCGTGGTGCTGGAAGACCGGAACCCGCTTTACATCAACCTCAAGAGGTAACGGAATGTGAGGAAATCGCTGTGATCTTGAAACGCAGAGACGGCACCGAATTGACCCTTGACGACTATCCAGCGCTGTCGCAGCACCTTGCCGATCCGGCATGCCACGTCGCCGACATCGTGGACCAGATCAACGGCGGGATCTACGAGGGAGTGCCGATTTGCGGGAGGGTCATGGACATGGGGGCGAACTGCGGCCTATTCTCGGCCTACGCCAGTCCGTCGTGCGACCGCATTTGGGCGTTTGAGCCGTCGCGCAGGCATTTCACCGCCGCAGAGCAATTCTTCCGCGAGGCACGGATCGAGAACGTCTCGCTCGTCCATGCCGCCCTCTGGGTCAAGGATGGGCCAATCGGCTTCATGCACGATCCGAGCAACGCGACGATGGACCGCATCGACTACCACCGAAACGCGCACACGCCCGTTCAGGTGCCGTGCCTGCGCATGGACACGTTGTTGTCGCGCTACGTCATCGACCATGCCGACTTTGTGAAGATGGACATCGAGGGCGCGGAGGAGGACGTGTTGGCCAGCGAGGGATTCGCGGCGGCGGCTCCGAAGATCGGGTTCCTCTGGGTCGAATGCCACAACTATCGCGATTGGGGGGATGGCAAGTTGCTCGGCGACCGCGTGGAGGCCCTCGTCCGCAATCACTTCCCCCACGTCGAGCGGAGAACGCAAGACCTCGTGATCGGCAGGAGGGTGATGGCATGAGAATTCTCGTGACAGGTTCAAGCGGATTCATCGGTCGGACAGTGGTTCGCCGCCTCCAAGAGCAGGGCAAGCACGAAACCTACTGCCTCGACCGACAGAACATCCCGGCAGCGGCCGAGTGGAAGCCCGAGGCAGTGATCCACTGCGCCTGGGGTGGAGTGTCACACGAGTTCCGCGATGATGATGCCCTCCAGTCTGGCGGGCTTTTGTTGACCCAGACGGTTGCCTGCGCAGTAGCCGGCACGTGTCGGCGGTTCGTGGGAATCGGGAGCCAAGCCGAATTAAGCCAGCCGGAGATTCCCTACTCGCAATATAAGGCACTCACCAATCGCTATCTCCAGCGGTTTTGCAAGGAACGGAATATCTCCTGGGCCTGGGCGCGGCTCTACTCGGTCTACGGCCCCGGCGACAACCCGCAGACCTTCATCCCCTATTTGATTCGCGCCCTGTTGCGCGGCGATACGGAGATTCCACTCACCGACCAGAACATTCCCTGGGACTGGCTCTACGTCGATGATGCCGCCGATGCCTTGATTCGCCTAGCCGAAGTGAATATCAATGGCGAGTTCGAGCTGGGCTATGGGGCCAGCGTGTTGACACAAGACACGGCGAGGGCCATACGCGACAAGATCAATCCGGAGGCCAAATTACTGTTCGGGCTGCGCCCCAAACGAGTCAAGGAGATTCCGGGGTTGATGTGCGACATTGAAGCCATCCAGCGCGCGACCGGCTGGTGGCCGCAAGTTCCGATCAGCAAAGGACTGGACCGAACCATCGCGTGGTACAGGCAGCACATCCGATGAAACCCGTCTGTGACTGCATCAGCGACCTGCACATGGGCGACGGTGGGCCACGAGACAACTTCGCCTACGGTAGTCGGGCATGTGAGTTCAACGCATTCCTGGATGCAGTGGAGGCGCAGGGAACCACGCTCGTTATCTGCGGCGATCTGTTCGAGTTCTGGCAGGCGAATCTCAGCGCTGTCATCACGTACCGTAAACCGCTGCTTGATAGGCTGGCGAGGCTGGGGGCTATCTATATCCCCGGCAACCACGACGCGGACCTATCGTATTTCATCGGGCGCAAGTGGCTAACGCACCCGTTCTTCCGGACGATGCGGCTGTGCCACACGATCACGGTCGCGTACCGCACATTCCATTTTTACCACGGGCACGAGGAAGACCCGTACTGCTGCACCGACAGACCGGGAATTGGGCGCATCTCCGCTATCTATGCGGGATTGAAAGAAGACCGGAACGGCGGGCCGATGCTCGACAAGCACAAGACAGTGGAAGACATGACAGTTGGACGTATCGAGCGGTGCATGAGCGCGGTGCGGAAATTGTTTGGACTACCCGGCCGAGTGGAAACCCTGAACGCCCGCTGGCTGAGGCGTGTGCCGCAAGATGATGCCATTGTGTTCGGCCACACGCATAGCCCAGGGCAAAAAGACGGCAAACTGTTCAACTGCGGCTCTTGGGCCGAGACGCGAAACGGTTTCGTGCGAATCTATGACGATGGCTCGGTCCATGTCATGGATTGGATTAACTGCCAAGCCGTGCCAAATGAAACAGAATTGAGGGCACCGTGAGATTCATAACCTGTTCCAACCGCCCGCTCGATGACTACTCCGATTGCAACATTCGGAGACAGCCGAGAATGCTGAACGAATCGTGCAGATACTTCGGAGTTCCCATCGAAAACATCTGCCCACTCCGCGCCAAGCACGACTGGACCGGGGGCGAGCGACGCAAACTCGTGCTGGCCTACCTGGAGCACACCCCAGACGATGAGCCGGTGACTTTGATCGACGCATGGGACAGCTTCGTGGCCGGTACGCCGCAAGAGATAGAGACGGCCTTCCGCGAGATCGGCTATCCCGTGGTGATTTCCCCGGAGTGCAACCTGTGGCCACCCGAAATCGCCAAGTACGTCCAGCATCCGCCGGCCCCGACGCGGTGGAGATATGCCTGTGGCGGCGGTTGGGCAGGGTTTGCCGGCGCACTTCGCGAGATGTTCACCGCGCCCGACTTCTGGCCAGCGTGGGCCATCTGCGATCAAGCGGCCTTTGACCATTGGGTTTGCACACACCCAGATATGGCCACCGTGGATCACCACTGTCGGCTGTTCGTTTGCGGTTACGACGATGGCAAGGCCGACCCGCCCATCTGGAGCGTGCTGAAGCTCAAGGGCGGGCGACCGTACAACGCCGACACCGACACCTATCCGCTGGTCTGGCACGGAGGCGGCGGATTCGCCATGCAAACACTGGCCCTTTGGGACAAAACCAAGGAGATCCGCGGATGGAAATAGCCGACTGCTTGCAGTGGTATCCGATCAATCCCGGCCTGAGTAGCCGCGTTGTTCTCAGCAACCTGCTACGCCGCCTGCACGCCGTCCTGAAAGCAGGCGTCCCCGGCGATGTGGTGGAGATGGGTTGCCACGCTGGAGAAACGTCGGTCTTCTTCGCACGAATGATTCAGGAGATGGACCCGGTACGCGCGCTGCACTTGTACGATTCCTTCGAGGGCCTGCCGGCAAAACACGCCAAGGATAACCCAAACTACGGCGAGCCAGGGAGCGTCAAGACCAGCCACGACTCAGTGGTCGATCGTTTCACTCGTCATGGCCTGCCGCAACCGCAGATCCATGCCGGCTGGTTCAGCGCGGTGCCAGAGGAAGAGTTCCCTGAGCGCGTGGCCTTCGCCTTCTTCGATGGGGACTTCTACCAGTCGATCTGGGACTCCTTCACGCGCATCTACCACCGTCTGTCGCCGGGCGCGATCGTTTGCGTCCATGATTACGCGGTGAGCAACTGGCCCGGAACCGAGGCCGCCTGCGAGGACTTCCTCCAAGACAAATCCGAGCGCATGGAGCACGTCTGCTTCCTGCTGGGGGTGATGGTGAAGCGATGATCGTAGACATAGTGTTGCTGACGTTTCCGAACCACCCGAAGCGCCTCGAATACTTGGGGCACACTTGGGACTGCCTTCAGAAGTATATGGTGGCCTCGGGGGACACCATTCGCTATCTCTGCGTCTCCGAGTCGGAGCGCGACCCGGCCTGCCCGTGGTGCGGCGATGAGTTGGAACAGTTCTGCCATGAGCGTGACATCCCGCTGACCTGGCTGTCTGGTCCAGCATCGCTCGGCCATGGGATGAATGGAGCGATGCGCACTGCGCAGTCGGCAATCTTCGGACTGCATCAGGACGACTACGAGTTAAAGCACCCGCTGGACCTATCCCCAGGCATCCGGATGATGGAACGTCACGCTGAGGTGGACTTGATCCGCTATGGCTATCCTCCTCCCGAGTTCAAGTGGCGGCATCTTGACTACAAGGACGGGTGGAAGCGATTCGACCTGACGGCGCATTGGCCGTATGGGGACGAGCCACGCCTCCAACGCAAAACCTTCCCGACCAAGTTCGGCTGGTACACAGAGAACAATGGGCACGCCTCCGAGGGCACCATGCTGTGGACGCTGGTTCGCCGCAACGCCGTGATCCTGGCCGCCGACAAGCGATACTACGACCACTACGGCACCGTCTCGGCAGTGCCAGCCAACAAGGAAATGATGGGCCGAATATCCCAACGCTAGGAGCCGAAACCTTGTCTTTTATCGACATCGCCCGCAAGTTCGCCTTCATCCATGTCTCAAAGACCAGTTCGGTCATTGAGTGGACGTGGCGTGCGGCTTGCGGCGTCAGGATCGCGGTTGACGAAAGTCGGCTCTTTCGGGGCGGTCTGTGGCTTGGCGGTGCGCACGACTGCGCGCGAGACACGCGGCGGTTGCAGCCGGAATTGTGGGCACAGTCCTTCAAGGTGGGCTTCGTCCGCAATCCTTGGGCGTGGTGGGTGAGCGCCTACTTCTGGTACAACCCTCCCAGACACACCGGCTTTGACTTCCTCGCGCGGTATCCGACCTTCCGTGAATTCCTGCTGCGCTGGAAGGAGTGGCGGCTGAAGTTCCCCTGGGACGGATACACCGGCTTCCTGTGCGACGACGATGGGAAAATCATGGTGGATTATGTCGGTCGCTCGGAGCGATTGCAACAGGACTTCGACATGATCTGCGATCGGGTCGGCTTCCCCAAGACGACGCTTCCCCGCAAGACCGACCGCCGCAACTATCGTGAGTTCTACGACGGCGATGACCTGAAGCGGATCGTCTACCACCTGAGTGGCCGGGATATCGACCTGTTCGGCTATACCTTCGACGATGGAGGGGATTGCTGATGCAACTCCTTGTCATCCCCGATCATCGACAACAGTGGGCCTATCTTCCGCTTCCCAAGTGCGGATGTTCCTCGGTCAAGCGGGCCATCGAGCGGCACTTCGGCCTGGAGCCGACCGAGCAGATCCACGCAAGGGGGTGGGAAGATGCCCCGCCGCTGTCCGAGGGCTCGCAATTCATGCGGACTACCACTTACTTTCGCTGGACGGTGGTTCGCCATCCTCTTTCGCGACTGATTTCGACATGGGCCGAGAAATGCTATGCCTTCCCGGCCGATCAGGCGCACCTGTTGGGCCCGGACCTGCGGGCGGTCTACGGAAAATCGTTCACTGAGTTCGTCGCGCACGTTCTGACGCTGGACGTGAACAGCGAGGCCACCGATTCGCATATCCGGACACAAGCGTCCTTTCTGGTCGAGAACGGGGAATTGCTGGTGGACAAGATGCTGCGGCTGGAGTCCATCGGCACGGAATGGCCGAAGATGCAGGCGTTGTACGGCCTTCCGGACCTACCCTGGGAGAACACATCGCCTACTGAGCTGCGTGAGCAAGCCTTGGTCGAGTTGACGGACGAGATGCGCGCGATGCTGGTGGATCACTACAAGGCGAGCTACGAACTGCTGGGGTATGAGCCATGAGTACGTGTGTTGCAGGACGCAAGACGCCGATCGATGCGGGGAAGGTGTTTGAACTCGACCCGTATCGCATCAAACCGTTCGCCGACCAGCCGCGCAAGAGGTTCCGGGGGATTTCACAGTTGGCCGAGTCCATCCGGCTTGCCGGGCAGGTGACGCCAATTGTCGTAGCGGCGTGCGATGATCCGGACTATGACGCGCAACTGGTGGATGGCGAGCGTCGCCTGCGAGCCTGTCGAGAAGGCCACATGAACGTGAAAGCGGTCTTCGAGTCTGGAGCCGACGCTGACCGCTATATCCGCTCAGTGGCCGCCAACTTTTGCCGGCAGAGCCACGATGCGGTGGAGATCATGGAGGCGGTGTTGACGCTAAAAAAGTCCGGCTACTCCAACGAGACCATTGCGGGGATCTTCGGCAAGACGGCGGCATGGGTATCTCAGTATGCGAGCCTGCGAAAACTATCTCCGGCGGTACTTGAGGAATTAAAGGTTCCCGATGACCGCCACAAGCAATCGAAAGCGCAGCGACGGTCACGCGGACGGGTAACGCTGAGCATGGCCCTCTTGCTGGTGTCGCTGCCCATCCGGATGCAACTGACGATGCTACGGAAGATCCAGGCTGGAAAAATGTCGATGGCCCAGGCGAGAACCTTCGTCCACCGGGAAGCGGTCGGTGTCGGCCTCCACGTTGGCACGAGGCAGTCCGATTATTCCAAGTTCAAGGTTGTTCGTTCGGCCGTCGAGAATTGTTTGCATGTTGTGGATCGCTATCTGGGGATGCCGGGCGTGGAGATCGCAAAGCTCATCGGGAACGCCAATCTCAGCGAAAAGAAGCACGTCGTAGAGTTATTGGAGAAGCTTTGCGAAAGCCTGTTGATGCTCAGCGATGCTCTGGCAAGGGGAGCGTGATAATGAGCCTTCGCATGATCTGGTGTACGGCCACCTATGGCCGCCCACACTTACTGCCCCGCGTGATCTACTCATTCACGCACCAAACCTACCAGAATCGCCACCTCATCATCGTCGATGACGGAGGCCAGTATGGCAACCAGACCGGAGACAAGTGGGAACTCATCAGCCTGCGCGAGCGCTTTCCGAGCCTCGGCGCGAAACGGAACTTTATCGCCCGCCTCGCCGCTGAACGCGGGGCCGATGCCGTTATGCCGGTCGATGATGACGACATTCCCTTGGCATGGCACACCGAAGCCAGCGCCGCCGCTCTGGAGAAGGCGGAGTGGAGCCGCCCCAGCCAGATCCTTTCAAACTGCTACCACGGACACCGGCTGGAAGACGGGATCTTCCGCGCAAACTACACTGGCCACAAGAGCGACCAGACGAAGGAAAGGATGTACCATCCTTGCTGGGCGATCAAACTGAACGCTTTCGAGCGCGTCGGTGGCTACCCGGCAGAGAAAAGCGGGAATGAGGATCAGGGCCTCATGTGGGCACTCGAAGCCGCCACAGTGACGCAAGTCGATTATATCGATGACTGCGGATTTCAACCGAGCTATATCTATACGTGGGGCGCGGCTGGCAACATCAGCGGTTTCCTTCGTGTCGGCGATCCCGCCGGCGCCGATGCCTGGAAGAAGACTAGGCGGGAGTTGAAACCCGCCCGTATCATCCCGTGGATTCCCTCATTCAACTGGAAGTCTCCGGTAATTCTGTCCGGCGTCCTTCCGCGTCCCTTTTAAGGAGCCCCCCATGTCCAGCCGTCGTGTCTGTATCGTCGCCGTGACCCCGGAAGCGCTCTCTGAGTTAAAGAAGCATCTGCCGGAAGGTATCGCGGTCACCGGAGAACGGGAGGTTTTTGACCGCAACATCCTCGAAGTCAAACTCGAAGGCGATGCCCTGCCGATGTGGTGTATCACACGGGAAAATGCCTACTACACGCGAGCCGGCATCCAGATGGGAGAGGATGGTGTGTGGCATTTCTTCCCAGGTACCGGCGTCACGCCAAACATGACCCACCAAACCACACGAATCAGTGAATAGTCCAAACTAAAGGGGACCAACATGGATGGCGCAAAATGCAGCGGCGAAGGGTGCCCAGATCGCAAGGCGCTAAAGTGCCTGCGGTTCGTCACGCCGACCGCTGGACACCAGCCGTGGATTTTGCCGGAATGGAACAGCGAGACGCAAAAGTGCGACAATTTTTTTCCCGCGGGTAAAGAAGGCAAGCAAACATGACCCGCATCAAGAAATCCGGCTGGGTGCTGACCGGCGTGGCAACGCTCGGCTTGGTCGCGCTTCGCATGTGGCATGTCGGCTGGGCCCCGCATCTGATCGATGCCCAATTATTGCGCGCAGCATGGCTGCCGTGCTTGCTGATCCTGGCGGGTGCGGCGGCCGGCATTATCCTACTACGGAGAGACTGAAGGAAGATCGACCACTTTCACTGGGAGATTGAGCAATGACATCCAGAATGTCCGATGCTATCTTGAAGAAGACCGTAGAAACGATGGCAGCCTCCAAGACAGCTACGGAGGCCGCTACCAAGCTAGGCATCAGCCGCTCTACGTTGACCAATCGTCTAGCGCACGCCCGAGACATCGGCCTCCCTGATGGAGTCGCGGGCAAGAACGTCGCACCCGTCCGCAAGGTTGGACTGTCGCGTAAAGAGTTCCTTGGACAGTTCGATGCCTCCACGCGGATCAGGGAGGCCATCCGAAGGGGCATTAAGGAACTTGGCGCGGATCGCATTGTGAAAGACGCCGAGTTCCGTCAGTTGTGCGGCGAGACGGCCGGGCCTGCCTGGGGACAGGTCGCAGACGATGAGGAGTTCAGTCCGTACCGCTTTCTCTGCGACGGAAAGAAGTGGTGGGCAACGGTGGCGGTTGTCAAGTACGTCTTGGCCAATGTTGGCGGGGCTAGGGCCGTGTAATGGCACGCCAACCGCGACGAACGCTGAAACAACGTCTGGAGCAGGTGGAAAACCTGCACGCTTATGATCTGAATATCGACAGCCGCGAGGTGTTCGTCGAGAGCTATTTCGATGCCTACCAGGAGGAAGAAACGGGGGTGGATTGGAGGATGGCTTCGGGCTTCATCAAGAACCTCGCCTTTCTGGATGGCCTTTCCTCGAAGCCGATTCTCGTCCATCTGATCTCCTGCGGTGGCGACTGGAACTACGGGATCGCCATGTACGACATCATCAAGGCGTGCCGGTCATCCGTGGTGACTCTGTCCCACGCCCACGCGAGGAGCATGTCGAGCGTCATCCCCCAAGCAGCGACCCGCCGGATCATCATGCCCAACGCCGACTTCCTGTTTCATTTTGGAACAATGGAATGTGGCGGTGACTGTATTTCAACGATCGCCGAGGCGGATAAGGCCAAGGAGCTGAATACGCGGATGGTGGATATCTACGCAGCCCGGTGTTCGCGAGGTCCATTCTTCCGCCGCAACCGCTACACCAGAGACCGGGTGCGCGCTTGGCTCATAGAGCAGATGAACGCAAAGCGCGAGGTCTACCTGCGCCCCTGCGAGGCCGTGAACTTCGGCTTCGTCGATGGGATTTTTGGGCAGGCGGGATTTCGCACGATGGACGATTTAAGGAGAGGAATATGACCCACACATCGAAGGCTGAAGCAAAGTTACGCCGACCGCCCGCAGCGGCAGTTGGCGCAAGCATCTCTGAATTCAAAGGCAAGTACGACCCAACCGATGAAGTGCGACATCTGCGTGCCGAGGTCAAGCGACTGGAACGCGAACTAGGCGGAGACCGCGAGAATCGTGGTAGCCTGACCGAATTGTTCCACGAACTGCTGGCCAACATCGATGCCATCAAGCCGCCGAAGATCGACTACCGCCGCCCGAAGACGACGAGAGTGGCTACGCCCATTGTCCATGTAAGCCACTGGACCGACTGGCATGAAGGGGCGGTGCAGGACCCAGACGAAGTAGAGGGTTTTCGCCAATTCAACCCCGCTATCCTGCGAACAGAACTCCGCACCTGCGTCCGCGACCAGTTGGATTGGGTGGAGTTGCATCGCAGCAATTACGTGGTGGACGAGAGCAGGGATCTGGTGACGGGCGACCTCATTAGCGGAGGAATCCATCCAGAACTTCTTTGGACCAACGAATATCCCGAGCCGGTGCAGGCCATTGGGGCCGGGGAATTGCTGGCCGAGTTGATCGCGATGAAGGCCCCGCACTACAAGACGGTGACGGTGGACTTCGTGACGGTGGACAACCACGGCCGCCTGACGAAGAAACCGCAAGCTAGCGAAGCAGGGATCAACTGCTGGGGCTACGTGGTCGGGGCTTACGCCAAGGAACGCTTGCGACTGTTCAAGAACGTCATCTTCAACGTGCATGCCGTTATCCAAACGGTGGTCAACGTGGCTGGAAGGAAGTATTTGCTGAGTCACGGTAGCGAGGTTCGTGGCTGGAGTGGTTTTCCATACTATGGGCTCGAAAGAAAAGCCGGCCGCGAAGCGGTGAAACGCATGCAGGAAAACCGCAACCGCTTCGATCGGATGGTCATTGGACATTGGCATGCCCCGCTGGAGCACCCATGGTATCTGATTGGCGGCTCAGCCAGTGGAACGACCGCTTACGATCATCGCGAGGGTCGGCATTCGCGGCCCTGTCAATGCGCGTGGTTTGTCCATCCCGGCCACGGCGAGTTCGACCACACCAACTGGATGCTGCGAGGTGACACTTGATCCATTCTGACACGCTCGATCTGGACGCCATGCGGGCCGAATCGGGTTACTGGTATCTGGCTACTCCGTACTCCAAGTACCCGGCCGGTGTCGAAGGGGCCTTTCGAGAGGCATGCCAAGCAGCCGCGTGGCTCGTGCAAGAGCGTATCGGCGTGTATTGCCCGATTGCCCACACGCACCCCATCGCGATCCACGGTCAGATCGACCCGCTGGACCACGCCATCTGGCTGCCGGCCGATGCACCGCTGATGGAAGGCGCGGCTGGTTTGATTGTGTGCATGATGCCCGGATGGGAGATTAGCTATGGCATTGCCCAAGAGCGCGCGGCGTTCAGACTCATGGATAAGCCCATTCACTTCATGCGATGGCCGCATGGTGTTGCACGTCAGGACGTGACGATACGACCAGACGACACGGAATACACTGATGGATGATTCAGGACACCGGCAAGAGTTCGCCACGGGAGCCGTTCGCGACACTGCGGAAGGGAAACCGCGTCCGGATCTTGTGAGCCCGTTTGCCATGCGTCGGTTGGGAGCATGGCTGGAGCAAGGCGCCGCCAAGTATTCGGAGCACAATTGGGAACGGGGAATCCCCATCGCCCGGTGCCTAGCGTCGCTATACCGCCACCTGCTCGCCTACCAAGCAGGAGACAGTGACGAGGATCACGCTGCCGCGATCATGTGTAACGCGATGTTTATTATCCACATGGAAGAGATGATTAACCGGGGCGTGCTCCCAGCCGACCTCGATGATCGGCCAAGATATACATGAGAACGATCCGCCTGCTACGGGCTGTGAACGAACCAGGAAACAGAGGTCCCGCGCGCGGCCAGTTCGCCCTCCAGCGTGCCCTCCGCCAAGTCAAGCCCGAATGGCTGGAAATCGGTGGCCAGTTGCAATTTGGCGAAATCCCATGGGCATGGTCATACGAGGATGCGGCCATAGTGGTTAAGTTCGCGGAATGGGGATTTCCGTTCTGCGTGGGCCCCAACTTCCTCTTTCACAGTAGCCGCGAGCCAGGACGGATGCCGCACGAGCAGATCGTATTGGATGCCCCAAGCTGCGAACTGCTCTTCACCGAATCCGACTGGTATGCCGAGTTGATCCAGCAGCATTGTCTGCGCAACAAGGCGCCAATTGCCATATTTAGCTACCCCATCGACCCCCAGCCGGAGGGGCCCCTGGAGGCCAAGCGCGACCTGCTGATCTATCTCAAGAAGCCGGACTTCGTGCCGCAGATCCGGGCGGTCCAGAACGGGCCATGGGAACGCAGCGTTATCATCACTTACGGATGCTATGAGCGTGACGCTATGATTCTAGCGGCCAGACATTCACGAGCCTGCCTGTACCTCTCGGATGACGACAGGGGCCCCTTGGCCCTAGCGGAAATCATGTTGGCGGGCTGTCCGGCCATCGGCGTTCCCCGAGGCGCGCCCTGGATCGTGAATGGCGTATCCGGAATCAAGCTGGAACGCTGGGAACGGATAAACGGGGCTGTCAAACGCGCCATCGGGATCAATCGGCAGAAAGTGCGCGCTTGGGCACTAGAGCGCTTTGCCACCACCCGTTCTGTGGGGATCGTTTTGGCCGCCTTGGAGGCGGTCGCCAAGCGATATTGACGAAAACATTAGGTGCAGGTCAATTGATATTTGAAGTTCGCCATGATGGCGGAATGCTAAGCGTTTAGACAGAGCATGGTTGGGTATTCAGGTGTTGTCCTGAGGCCCGCCTTTCCCTCACGGGGAAGGCGAGCCTCTTGTGTTTCTTGGGACGTTTTGGGAGGCAAGGCCATGCCGTGGTCGGCCAGTGACGCGGACAAACATTCGGCAAAAGCAGACACTCCAGACAAACGCAAGCAATGGGCCAAAGTTGCCAACGCGGCGCGCAAGCAAGCCCTAGAAGAGGGGAAGTCCGAAGAGGAGGCTGATGCCTACGCCATCAAAGCCGCAAACGCGGCGATGAGCAAGACCAAGGAAGACATCGAACTTTCCACTGCAACCATTACCGAGTACGCCAGCAGCGCCGGCCTCACCCTTAAGGTGGACCGCGAGAACCACATCATTCACGGCGTCAAGATCCTCGGCCTCCAGTCGAAAAATCGCGGCGACAAGGCCAACGATTATCCGCCCAAGACGCTCATCGAGGCGGCGCCGAAGTATGAGAACGCCCCGGTCTTCGTCGACCACGCCCCAGAAGGCGCCAATCGGTCCTACAAGGACCGCAACGGCGTACTGAAGAACGTCACGGTCCGCGAGGATGGGCTGTACGCGGACCACTTCTACAATCCCGCGCATCCCATAACGGAACAGTATCTTTTCGACGCCGAGAACGCTCCGCAGAATTGCGGCTTCTCGCACGAAGCGGACGGAAAGCGCCGCTATGATCCGACGACCAAGCGATACATCGTTGAAGAAATCATCGCGGTCCACTCGGTCGATCTCGTCGCCCGTCCCGCCACCGCGTCCGGACTTTTTGAGTCGGAGAATCCCGATGACACTTCAGGCGATATTCCGCGCGATCCTCTTCTGGAAACGTCCTTCTGCGCTCTCGACCTCGCCCGCACCATCCTCGAAGACGAGAAAGCCAACACCGAAGAAAAGAAAACCCGCCTCGCCGAAGCGCTCGCCACTTGGCGGCGGGAACTGATCGAAGGCGAAATCTCCGACAAGATCGCCGCCGATGCGAACGTCAAGGCCATGCAGAAGATCAACTATGCGGCCGATGACATGATCTCGCAGGCACTCTACGACGGCGACAAGTATCCTACCGTGGCGGACAAGAAAGCCCGCATCCTCTCCGTGCTGGCGGATTGGGAGAGTGAAATGAGCAAGCTGCCTTCCGCCGGCACCACTTCCAAACAGGAGTCGCAAGACATGGAGATCAAGGATCTCACCACCGAAATGCTCCAAAAGGAACGGCCCGACCTCGTGGAGCAGCTCACCGGAAACGACGAGATGAGCAAGCTCAAGGCGACTGTTCTGACTTTGCAGTCCGAGAACTCGCAGATCAAGGAGTCGCTCGACGCCTATCGTGCCAAGGAGGCCGAGGCCAAGAAGGAAGCCGATATCGCCGCCGAGCTGAAGGAAGCCCACTTCGACGTGGCCAACAAGAAGATCGTCAGCGAGTCCTTCATGCAGCAATTGCGCGCCGCATCCGACACTGCCGCACGCAAGGCGCTCATCCTCGACCGCAAAGTGCTCATTTCCGAGCAGCAGCAGGACAAGTCCGCGCCCAGCGCACCGCCGTTCGCTCCCGTCAGCGATCCGCAACACGAGCGCGATGCCCGGCCCGCCGGCAACATCCGCGAAGCCCTTCACAGTTGGCAGTAATCGGCCAACTTCACCAAGCCACACTCATACGGAGTCAAAACAATGACCTCGCGATTCCGCTATCGTTCCGGGGACACGAACGACATTTTCGTTCCCTACGATGCAGACCACCCCATCGAGGAAGGCGATCTCGTGTTCCTCGACCCGACACTCGGCTATGCCCGCACGGCAACCGACATGACCAACCAGGGCGACGACGCCCTCAATCAACTGGCCTTCGCGGAGTACTTCGCGGGCGTGGCCATGCAGAAGGCGGGACTCCAGTCCAACGAGAAGTCCTTCCGTCTCGTCACCGACCCGAATCCGCCCTGCATCCGCTTGGCCACTAGCGGGCTCTTCGAGTTCAATTGCGCCGCCGGCATGGGCGACACGATGGCCGAGGGCGATCTAGTCGGCATCTACGCCACGGGGTCCGGCATCTCGGACAGCCAGAAGGTCATGGCCGCCCAGACTGACGGCGCGCTGACCCGCTCGCGCGCCATCGGTTTCCTGCGCAAGCAGCCGGCCACCTATGGCCAATCCTCCCCGAACGAAACCCGATGTTTCGTTGAGGTGGATGCCAGCCTCGCGCGCGGTGGAGTCGGAACCGTCTCCTCGGTCGCCGGGACCTACACGAATGCCTCGGGCCAGTAATGGCCCGCACCACGAACCACAAGGAGACGCCATACCATGGCACGTTACCAAGCCCGAAAGCTCTACCGCGACCTCATGGCGGAAACCCGCGACACCGGGTTCCCGATTCGCAACGAGGAAGACCTCAAGAACACGCGCACCTTCGCCGCCATTCGCGAAGCGTGCGGCATCGAGCGCGACGGTCGCCCGATGCGCGAGTGCTGGGGTGCCGACCTGGAGCACCGCACGCTGAAGGAAGGCTGGGAGAAGAACACCGACGAGTTGACCATTCCGGTGCGGCGCCGCACCGAAACCGATCTGGCCGACTGGTCGATCCGCGACCTGTGGGAGAACCTCGTGATCTCCCGCAATGGCGACCCCGTGGGCCGCGAAGGGGTGCGCTACTTCTGCGACCCCGATGACCCGCAGGCCGGCAAGCGCATGTATGAGGCCGCCGTGGGCGGCGCCGTCGATTCATCGCTGTTCTACGGCATCACAGGCCAGTTGCTCATCGCGAGCATCCTCAAGTCCTTCATCCGCGAGTCGAACGTCATTACCAACCTGTGCGGAACCTATCCGACCAACATGACGCATGGCGAACGCATCCCCGGAATGGGTCTGCCCGCCGATCCCGACTCCAACCACGTCGAAGACGTGACTCTCGTGCCCGAGAACGGCGAGATCAAGTACGTCGGGTTTTCGGAAGAGTACATCGAGTTGCCCGACACCCAGTACCGGGCGCTTGGCATCGGCGTCACGCGGAAGGCGGTCTACGAAGACCGCACTGGCCTGATTCTCCAGCGCGCCGCCGACGTGGGAACGATCCTCGGCCTCCGCAAGGAGAAGCGGCTGATCGGCGCCGTCATCGGCGGCACGATCAACCCCGTCCGCTTCCGCGAGAAACGGGCGTTCGACAACGAGTGCATCACGCTGGATATGTACCAGCAGGCCAGCGCCGGCAGCGGCACCTACCAGTTGGCCTACACCTACAGCACCCGGCCCTACCCGTGGGTCAACGACATTCCCAGCAATCCGCTGGACGACTGGAAGGCGTTCCGCACCGCCGATCAGTACTTCTCCAAGATCGTCGACCCGAACACGGGCGAACCCATCGAAATCGGGCGGCCGTTCGTGCTGCTTCCCTACACTCGCCGCTGGGACCTGATCCAGATTGCCCAAGCGCTCAACATCTTCAAACTGACGCAAGGCGTCGGTCAGAGTGGAGCGTGGTCGCCAGGCAACGTGCTGACCCAGACGCCGACCAGCGCGCTGGCCGGTCTGATGGCCCAGCAGTTCGCCACCAGCCGCCAGTTGCGCAAGCAACTGATCGAGCAGTTGAGCGTCAGCGAAGCCGATGCCGACCACGTCTGGTTCAACGGCGACTTCGGCGAAGCGGTCAAGTACAGCGAGAACTGGCCGTTGCAAGTCGTGCAGGCTCCGCCGATGAGCGAGGCCGAGTTCAGCCGCGACATCATCGCGCGCTTCAAGGCGTTCGAGCGCGGCCAAGCCGCCATTTGGAATCCTCGCATGGTACAGAGGCACAACTACCTGAGTTGCTCCTCTGGCCAATAATCAGGGGGCCCGATGCGAACTTGTCAGATCGATCTCACCGCAACAACGCTCACCGACCACGCTATCCGGCTGGCCGGTGATCGTTGGTGGCGGTCTCCACCAACACTCAACTCCCAATAGTTGGAGGATTTTACATGGCCCAACTACGCACCGCCATGCAGCGAAACGCTGCACGCGACCGGAATCAGTCGCGGCTGATCCGGAACCTTCAGGCGCGACTCTCCCGCCTTGGGAAGAAAAAGAAAAAGAAGAGTGGCGCCAAGCAGTGTCAGAAGGCGTTGAAGAAGTGCCGCCGGCACAAACTGGCCACAACGACCCGTCGTGGTAGCACGGCCTACTCGGTCACCCGTTCGGTGCTGCGTCGCCTCAATGAGACGGCGGTATGGGTGCGAAACGAGGTCTATACGAACCGTTACGGCCTGACCTCGACGCGAATCCTGGCCGCCATGGGTGACAAAGCCGGCCCGTTTGCGGACGTGCTGACGGCGATCGACACATTGTCGGCGACGCCCCTCAGTTCGGGTACGTAATCCCACCGGACGAGACGACACGCGAGGCTGCGGATTACCCTGATCCGTAGCCTCGTCGGATAAATGGAGCCAGTAGATGAGCTTGAACGACGATTTACAGAGCACGATTGAGGCACTCGTTGCCCAGCGGCTAGCGATCATCCAAGCGGGCCCTCGCCCCACCTATCAACTGCACGGCCAAAACGTCTCGTGGACGGATTACCTTCGTTACCTCGACGAGTCGATCACCAATGTCCGTAAACAACTCGCCGAACTGGCACCTTTTGAAATCGTGAGCAGGGCAGTCTGATGCCGGTTCTTTTTGATCCCAGCCACGACTTCCTCCAAATCATCGACTTTCTCGGCAATGCGACACTGAAGGTCGATGGCGAGGAGGATGTTGCGCTGGAATCGTGTGTTTTCCACACGCCGCAGACGTGGAAGGAATTGGAGCCTACCGGCGGGCAGGTGCTTTTGCAGGGAATGCTCTTCGTCTGGCCGCAGGACAAGTCAACGCGACCGCCCATCGGGTCGGTGATCATGGATGAGGACGACCAGTATTGGACAATCTGGAAATTTCGCCGCAACCCACACGTCGAGACATGGGAAGCGCAGTGTCTCAATCTCTCCATCGTGACTGCGCCGGCAAACCAAGCGACGCTTTTGAAAGCCGTGTACGGCAAAGGGAACGCAAATGAGGCGATGGCCACTTGGGTCGGGGCAATCAGCGGCCAAACTCCACCCACTGCCGAGGACATCGTGCCCGCGCGCTTCCAACCGAGCGATGATGCGGCGGCGCTGTTGTACGGGGCCGAGTTTCTCAAGAACGGCTACCGGGTGTTCTTCGAGCAAAACGTGCCACTCAAGACGAGCGGTGCCGAGTATCGACTGAAAGACGCCTCGGGCGCGTCCTATCGAGTGCTACGCTACAACAAAGCCGAACTCATCGACCGCATGCCCGTGGCGCTGTGCATGAAGATTGTCGAGGGTGGACCCTACTGGGAATGGGCAGTTGGAAATTAGTCTATGCCAAACTCGCAAAAAACAATTCACCATCTGCGGAAACTTGCAAATCGACAACACAAGGCGATTCGCAAATTACACCATGCACTGAAACACGTTCGTGCCAACATGAAGTGTTGCCAGTGCGGGGAAACATGTTCCGAGTTAAGCAATGAAGGCTCCGAACCGCCACCGAGTAGCGCAAGCCCTTGGACCATAAAAAAGGGCCTCCTTCGGCTACATAACCGCACACTGACGATACCATCTCAATGCAATGTCATCGCTAGGGAAGTCAACATCATGTATGCGGCAATTGAAGCCGCCTTGGCAAAACTAGACTCGCGGATTATTCCGCACCAGAGGATCAAACGTCGTCGGCTGAGGGCAACGGATGCTGATTGCCGGGGCACGGCTGCGCTTTGGAACCTGATAGGGGTTCGCGGTACCGCTTGTTCTTACGGGCGCAAACTACCGCTGATTAAACCCGAAATGGATGACTTGATGGCCGCCGCAAGGTCCGCCATCCAAAAGCGGGCATTATACCCCGGATCGGGCTCCATCGCGGACATTAGCGGAAGTACAGGAAAATTCCATTGCGGACCAACATCATCTAAGCATCAAGACCAAGACGATAGTTCATCGCACTAACCATCTTCGTCATCGAGTTAGCTCGTTCTTAATCAGGAGATTTGATTCATGGCTACGTTGCTGAAAGCCGCATTTGCCA